GGCGGATATCCCAGATGTTAGCTTGCCGATTCGATTGACTGCTGCCGTAAGCACCGGGTGCCCCGGCGACAAATGATACACACTCGCCGCCATACACCTTAATATGTACAATTGCTTACTCTTTTTCAACTTGGTTCCATTTTTAACCCAGAACATTCGGGTTAAAACCTTAGCCACGTTGAGATAGCGTTTTCCGTCAACCCAGCGGGAACCGAGGAAATCAGTGTCCCCCGGCATCACTCCCGTCTGAGCTGTCGAAAAATCGAACCCCAAGGAGTTAACCAGCTCCTTATTCAGCAAGGAAAGGGGCATTAGCCCATCGTCTCCCTCTGCCAACATCTCAAACTCGTCCATGAATTTGGCCCACGAGAATGAAGGATGTTCAACGTCTGGTTCACCTATTTTAATCCATTTAACATAGGCTTGAACGCAGACATTAACAACCCCGTTCCCAAAGGACGTCCAGAAATCTCCGCTGCAGCGGGTCCAAATCTGGAATAATCCATGACGAGTTTTTAGGACTCTAGGTTTATTGATAAAAACCTTCAAGTCCTTAGCCAACTCGGCGAAACCCGCCAAGTTGGCCATAGCCAACAAACAAAATGCTTCGATTTCCATAACCCACTTGTCAATGGACGACTCAAAACTTGAGTAATCCGTGACAGCGTGGGCTGCCTCACTAAACTCCGAAATCCGTCTAGCCATCTCGTCCGGAGTCAAGTTCTTCACTTGGTATTTCTGGAAAGGTCCGTCATTGAACCTATGAATCAGTTCAAGTACCCTACAACATTTAACAAGCATCTCATTACTCATTGTCATTATCAGTCTAGGCTTGGTCATCCACTCATTGGAAACTGGATCTAACTTAGAACTGTCTTCGAATTTGACAAAAGCTGAGTGCTGGTCATAGTCGTGGGGCCCGGTACCATTTTCCCAGTCATGGTAATCGTTAAGTATCTTATCAACCCATTTCTTCCCTCGAGACTCCTTGTAATGATCACGGAAATATTCAAACTTGTCTGGTTCTGCCATACAAGAGAGATCCGTCTGATCTATCACATAAGTCATAAAGAGGAATGAGAAATTAAGAAACTTGGCCGGCCTCGATTCGCGTGGCGGTTTGTTCATGCTGCGGCCTGCAAAAGCCGCTAGTAAACTCTCCGACGTCCCCGCTGGATAATTGCCCGCCATGATCGGACCTTTGTCGGTCTCGATCGTGCCTAGCGGCGCGATGGCCACGGGCAAGCGTTCAGGCTTCTTATCCGAAATCGTGTACGACAACACTTTGTTCCCACCTTCAAATGCTGGCTTCTCT